CTTGGAGGTAAGTTGGTTATGTGGCCCCTATTCGGCAGTGTTCAGTAACGGAATAGGGGCCATGGTTCTTATTTTACAACTATAGAAAGAGAGTCAAATGGCAAGAAAAAAGATTGTAGTTCAACGTGAGAAAGTGAAACCCCTGAAGAAGAAAAGAAAACTATCAGAGGAACACAAAGAGAAGTTACGTGCTCGTCTGGCAGAGATGAGGGCCAAACGTAAACCTGCTGAGTATAAGAATATCCATCCGACTGTTCTGGCTTTGCCTGAAGAGGATGAATACTCCATGAAGAATGTCAAAGAATGGATTAAAGAATCAAGAGACAGAGTTTCTGCATACAATAAGTCTGCAAGGTCTTCAAAGAACTCTCCAAGTGACAGACAGATTGCATTGAACAGTGCCGAGAACACAAAGGCATACATTCGCATCTGTGAACATTATCTCAAGAGTGGTGATTGGATTGGTATGTATTCTGGCAAAAATGAGGAACATAGAGTGATACCAAAATGTACCACTATGGCATATTATCCAGATGGTACACCCAAAAGAACAGTTGGTGTTTTCTATGAAGACATCATGGCAGTCTGGTCAAGAGACATGGATGAAGAAGATTTTGCTCACATGAGAGAGGGAGTCAAATCAAATCCACTGGCTGCTTTGACAGACAAACAGTTTACCGCCTCCACTTGACAATATAAATATTCCATGATACAATAATAGTATCGCTCAGGGTAATCGGGGTGAACAACCTCTCCGTCTATGCTGTCCTTCAGCTAGTCATAACCTGTTCATACTCATACCCCGAAAAATGATGTGGCCCAGCCGAAGTTGTCTGGGCGATACCTCAACATGGAGATATAATGGACTTAAAAATAGACTTTTCAGAAAACGATCTTGCCCCAGAAGATACTCCCAAGGCAATGGGAGGCACCGAGTTAATCCAAAAGTGGTTATTTGACAGACTAGATCCAGAATTAAAAGACTACTTTCAATTTATTGCTTCCAGAAAAAGAACACTAGAAGATAAACCAAGATTGTTTTGGGTCCATGATCTGGCTCAAGATCCTGAAGTAGAATTCCTCAAAGAACACAAGAACATGCTTGACTTTGAGAAAATTATTTTTGTTTCTCACTGGCAACAATATCAGTATGGTGTGTATCTTGGAGTGCCTTATGATCATGGTGTGGTCATTCAACATGCCATAGATCCAATTCCCAAACATGAGAAACCAAATGATAAGATAGTTTGTTCTTATATCTCTACACCACATAGAGGACTTGAAATTCTGCTTGAGTCATGGAAGATGATGAAAGAGAACATGAAGAGTGAGGCAGTTGACAAAGCAGAACTCAAGATATTTTCAAGTTTTAAGATATACGATAGACCGCACATGGATGAACAGTTCAGGCATGTGTATAGAAAAGCAGAGGATATGGATCAAGTTCATTACTCTGGTTCAGTTCCGAATGAAACAATTAGGGAGGAGCTACAAACATCACATATACTTGCATATCCAAGTACATATATGGAGACTGCATGTATTAGTGCAATAGAGGCAATGTCTGCAAAAAATCTGGTCGTGTGTCCAAATCTGGGTGCACTTCCAGAGACTTGTGCAAACTTTGCATTTATGTATGGTTATGAACCTAATCCTGACAGACATGTGCAGGTTCATGCACATATTCTGGCAAAAGCCATCAACTCATATTGGGAAGATGGTACACAGTCCCTTCTGGATTTACAGAAAGGATATTTTGATATGTTCTACGATTGGCGGACAAGGATAAACCAGTGGTCGGCATTTCTTACATCATTGAAAGAAAATATTGAGGCATCATGATATTACTTGACTTTTCCCAGACCATGATTGGTTCTTTCATGGCCATGGGTAAGGGTAGTATTGTTGTGGAAGAAGACCTTCTACGACATACAGTATTAAATTCAATCAGACAATACAAACATCAATTCAGGCATGTTGATCATGGCGGGTTTGTTATTTGTTGTGATTCTCCAAAGAACTGGCGGAAAGAGTCTTTTCCAGAATACAAGGCAAACAGAAAGAAGAGAAGAGAAACCGATTCAACAGATTGGACTTCTCTTTTTGAATTTCTACATCAGATGATTGCAGACCTGCGAGAATACTTTCCATACAAAGTAATGAGAGTAGAACGTGCAGAGGCAGATGATATTATTGCTGTTTTGACGCAGGAAGAAATGAAGAATCCTACCACGATCATATCAAGTGACAAAGACTTTATTCAGTTACAGAAATACGAAGGAGTCCAGCAATGGTCACCTTTGACAAAGAGTTTCGTGAAAGGTAATCCAGAAGAATCACTTTGGGAAAAACTGATCAAGGGTGATGTTGGTGATGGTGTGCCAAACATACTCTCATCTGATGATACACTTGTCACAGAGGGTAAGCGACAGAGGCCTGTATCTAAAAAGAAAATGGAATTGTGGAAGACTGATCGCAGTGATTGGAATGAGGACATGAAAAGGAACTTCAATCGCAATGAAATGATGGTGGATTTGGAAAAAACTCCAGAATCAATTCGTATAAATATTATCAATCAGTTCAGAGAACAGGTTCCGCCACATGGTAGACTGTTGGAATACTTCACTGAAAAGAGATTGAAGAATCTTATGGAACACCTTGACGAGTTTTGATTATGGCAGTACCAATACCAACTATTTTAAAAGAGATAGCCTCAAAGAGTAAAAAAGATGAGAAGAAAGAAGTTCTTCTCAAATATGCAAACAATGGAGCTTTTAGGGAAATTCTCAAATATGCCTTTGATCCAAATATAAAGTTTCTTTTACCGCCGGGAAATCCACCATACAATTCAGTAGTAGACGAATCGGATAATCCAACCTACTTGTATGGGCTGATAAGGAAACTTTATCTTTTTGTTGAAGGTGGTAATCCTAATCTAAAACCAGCTAGGAGAGAATACCTTTTCATTGAATTATTAGAAAGTATTCACCCCTCTGAAGCTGATCTTCTTCTTCAAGTCAAAGATAAGAAGATCAAATGCAGAGGATTAACGTATAACCTTGTAAAAGAAACATTTCCAAATTTAATAACGTGAGATCAATTAAAACTATAGAGGATAGAATCGTAAGTCTTGAGAAGATAACCGCCGATGGTGTATCTTCCAAGGAGGAAGCAGAATTACGGCAAATAGATATGACTGGCATGGAGCCGAAACAAATTAGTGTTGTCCTTGCTCGTGAGTTTGGAGTTTCCTTAACTATGGATTGGTCATCTACCAATCAGCGCTTTTCCACCACATTGGGAGGCGTGACATTCAACTCCGATTTCAACTATAAGGATTTTCTTCAAGATCCTTTAGAGAATAAACAAGCCAGAAGTTCCCGCCGAAAATAGCTTCCATAATATCAACTTAATCGTAAGAGGAATATGAAGAGAATTTTTATTTTTCTTGGCCTCTTTGTCATGTTATTTGCGACATCTGCAAACACAGGAGGCATAGATCACAGTTGGGTTCCAACCATATACCAACCAGCTATTGTTGAGGTTGAACCTAAACCAGTTAAAATGTTACTAGATCCAAGTGAACTTGATTGTATGGCAAAAAACATCTATTTTGAAGCTGCAATTGAGTCCACTGCAGGTAAACTGGCTGTGGCACAAGTAACGATGAACAGAGTGAGATCGTCAAATTATCCAGATACAATCTGTAAAGTTGTCAAACAGGGTAAACATCATGCAAATGGTTTTCCAATGAGAGATAGATGCCAGTTTAGCTGGTATTGTGATGGAAAACATGATACACCCTTCCAAGGAAAGATGTGGCAGGAATCAATAAATCTTGCAAAGTATGTCATGAAAACTCCAAGTCTGATAGACGTAACAGATGGGGCAACTCACTATCATGCAAACTATATACCTGACCCTAGATGGGCAGACAAAAATAAGAAGACAGTTGCCATTGATACTCATATTTTTTACAAAATTTATTCATTTTAACTTGACAATGTGACAGTGGAATGTTATTATATTCTTGTAATGATGATTGAGTAACCCTAATGAGAATTGATATGAGTGCGACAAGAGAAGAGTTGATCAATGAATGTGCAGAACTGAGGGTTGAAAACTCAGAACTGCGAGAAGAAATTGCAAGACTGCGAGAAAGTCTGCGAAGAGAATACGAAGACGGATACCGATTCGGAAAGGAAGAGTCAAGACTCGTTGAAGAAGCCGTAGAGGCAATGATATGAGATTCCTTCTTTCACTAATGGTTTCAGGTCTGGTTGCAACGAGTCTTTTCGGTGCGGGTGATATATGTGTTCGCCCAGATGGTTGTCGTATAGATATTACTTCTGGTGAATGTATTGATTGTATCAAACCAGATGACATCTCTGCTCCCAAATCATGTCTTGATGAGAGATCAGAGTGTATTGACTTTCATGGTGAAGTCATGATGTGTGAAACAATCCTCATGGAGTGTAGGGCAACTGAGATAGCTGCCATAAAATTTGAATTGATGATGAAGAGGACTAAATGAGTTACCTTGATGATGTCGGAGTTCGTAAAGAATTCTTTTTACGCCTTGATCAAAGATTTGACAAAATAGGACATGACGGTGCACCATATTCAGTTCATAAACTAGTGAACAGAGATGGTTTGAAAGCCATGTTCTATCGGTATAGTGGTGATGTGTCCTTCAACGAGAAGGATTGTATTTTGGTAAAGGCAACTGTTGCAGATCATCGTGTTTATAAAGATGAACCTGAAACTTATCTTAATCGTGTGAAAGTATTAAAGAATGTAGGATCAAAGTGAATAT